CGGTGGTCGCCGTATCATTAGGTCGGTGCGCATCATGAGCAATAATGAGAAGCTGCTAATTATCTGCCTTATTGGTGCAGGTATTAGCTTTATTATATGGGCGTTACAATCCTACAAAGAAGCCTATGATCGTGGCCATCGCGATGGATGGCACAAAGGCCGAGCAGTTAATCGTGCAGATTTTTGGCAAGAATGAAACATGCAGAAATACTTAGTTCTGCCACCGACCTTTACTCGGACAGAGGACTCGCTTACGGCCACCCAAGTGACAATATGGCACGAGCAGCACGACTTATCAGTGCCTACCTTGAAATGCCAGTGGAAGATTACCAAGTTGCAGTTATCCTATCGCTGGTCAAAATTGCAAGGACAATCGAAGATGGATCAAGAGTCGATTCTTGGATTGATGGAGCCAGTTATCTAGCAATCGCTGGACAACTTAAGACAGAGGAGAATGCACTCTATGTTTAACCTAGCCGATTATGAACCAGTGGAGGTTCGACTTGAAAAGTTTATTAAGGACTATCCAGATTTTCGCATTAGCACTGAGTTGGAAGTTGTGGAAGCTAGTAGATATATTGTTAAGGCATATCTCTACAAAACTAGCCAAGATAGCATCGCATGGGCGACAGGGTACGCTGAAGAAACAGTTAGCACTCGCGGGGTCAATCAAACTTCTGCATTGGAGAATTGCGAGACATCTGCTATTGGCAGAGCACTTGCAAATGCGGGTTATGCTCCTAAAGGAAAGCGTCCTAGCCGCGAAGAAATGAGCAAGGTTGCGCCTAACCATCCAGCTTTACAGATAGTCAAAGAGCCAGTTGATGTGGATTACTGGAATACATCTTTTAAGGAACAAGCAGTAATTGCAGAGATTGTTAATACGCAACTAAATGTTCCTTCATGTATTCATGGCGACATGATATGGCAGACAGGAATAAGTGCAAAGAACAACAAAGAATGGGGTCGCATGACATGCCAGTCTAAGGGGCAGACTGGTGGCATGGATCAATGTCCGCCGATTTGGTACAACATTGGAAGTAATGGTAAATGGGAACCTCAGAAAGCGAGGGTATAATGGGGTACGCAGAGTTTCACACAGCAGACGGATGGGTCAATGTCGAGGACATTCCTATGATTGATACAGTTAATTGCCAACTATGCAATGAACCAACACTAGCTTCTGACATTACAATCACTGCAAGAATTGTAGAAGGCGTGGTAGTTGCTGGCACATGGTCATGTAATAAGTGCAGGGCAGTCAATGGATAAGGAAGCATTGCTTATGTATCTAACATTAGCTCTATTCATTGGTGGTGTAGCAATGGGTTACATGGCTGGGATGAATCATTAGTCAGCACAGAAAGCACAGAGGTTTTCGCACAGAGCGTGTTGTAGCTGAGTACCTATCGACTCAGTGGCAGGGCGCATGTGTGGGAAGGGGTAGTGGCAAGGATATTGTCAATGTGCCATTCGATGTTGAGGTCAAAGCCCGCGCTGGATTTCAACCGCTTGCGTACATAAAGCAATTAAAGGCTCGGACATCCATTTCGGGGGAATTGGGATTCGGAGTCATACGGCTAAATGGGCAGGGAGAAGATGCAGCGGAGTATGCCTGCATCATCCGATTAGCTGATCTCTTGCCACTACTCATATTGAAGTACGGACACTTAGATAAAGAACCTAAAGAGACTGACATCGAACGATGCAGTTGTGGTTCATGGATGATTGGGAGATGCCTTACATGCCAGCCTACGATTACAAATGTGGAAGATGCGGATTGAAGAATGAATTGCATCATGGCTGGCACGACAAACCAACAGTTCTCTGCACTTATTGTAATGAACCAATGACCAAAGTTATTAGTCCAGTAGGAGCAATCTTCAAGGGTACTGGATGGGGTAAAGATTGATCATATATGACTTCTTCTCAGGCACTGGGTCAAGCACTCAGGCCTTTGAGGATGCAGGGCATACAATCATTAAGGTTGAGTTAGATGAATACTTTGAGGCACATGAACGAGATATTCTACAGCTTACCGCTGACATGTTAATTACTAAATATGGTCAGCCAGATTTCATCTGGGCTTCACCGCCATGCACTAGCTTTAGTGTTGCATCTATAGGGCATCATTGGAATGAAGATAAGACTCCTAAAACTGAGCAAGCTCATAAGAGTATTGAATTAGTGCTATTTACTCTTAATCTCATCAAGTCTCTTAATCCTAAAGCATGGCTATTAGAGAACCCTAGAGGCATGTTACGCAAGCAAGCAATCATGCGAGGGCTAGAACACAGGCAGATTACTTATTGTGCTTATGGTGATACTCGAATGAAACCAACAGACCTATGGGGCAGTGTGCCTAATTGGGTTGCTAGACCAGCTTGCAAGAATGGTGCTACTTGTCATGAGGCTGCACCTAGAGGATCAAAGACTGGCACTCAAGGATTAAAGGGTGCTAAGAATAGGTCAATGATTCCTTATGAATTAAGTAAAGAGTTATTAACATCTGTGGATAAGTAGGAACAGAACTTCACTTCACGCTTAGTTAGGACACGAGTTATGCACATCTTGACACGGTATGGTACGCTAACGGCGCAGAGCCTCTCAAAGGCTCACCGCAAGCCCTTCAGGGGCGTAGCTTGCGGGGTGCTAGTAGCTATTGGGATAGCTCTATGCATAATGCCTTATGCAGGTAGCTCTGAATCAGTGCAACAAAAAGAGTATATTGATTACAAGACTTATTCTCTCTATCTATTAGACTTTAACTATAAAGAATATAAATGCCTGACTATATTGTGGGGTAAAGAGTCAGCATGGAATCCAGCTGCAATAGGTAATTTAAATGGCACTGATCGTGTATATGGTATTCCTCAAGGTAAGAGTGAATGGCTTGCAACACAGGACGGCTGGTCTCAGGTACGATGGGGGCTTGACTATATCGGCAGTCGTTATTACGAACCCTGCTTAGCCCTTCAGCATTGGAGAACTTTCAATTGGTATTGAGAGATGCAAGCCATAGAGAGCTTGGCTTACAGAAGTGGAAAGACCAACGCTTAAGAGTATTGAAGCGTGATGGTTACATCTGTGCATACTGTGGTCAAGAAGCAGACCAAGTAGATCATGTTATACCACGCAAGGCAGGTGGCACTCACGACTTAGATAATTTAGTTGCATGCTGTAAGAGCTGCAATAGCAAGAAGGGTGTGCTAGATGAAGGCTCTTTTTTAGGGCAACGCTCTACCCCCCCTGTCTTTTCAGGACGTATATACCCGATGCAGTCCGAGCCGATGCTGGACAGTCCTTTTACAGTCCGACCTAGTCCGAGTCAATGACAACTAAGACCAAAAAGACCCAGCCGCTACGAGGGGCAACGCAACCGAGGATTCACAGCCCACTTCTTAAGGGCAAGTCCAGAGCTGGTGAAGTAATTGAAATGGTCGAGCGCTTAAAGATGGACAAACTTATGCCTTATCAGGAGCATGTCCTTAAACAGATGATGATGGTCGATAAGAAAGACCAATATCGAGTTAAGACCGCGCTGTTGCTCATTTCAAGACAGAATGGCAAGTCTCACTTAGGTAGAGTGCGTGTTATATGGGGCATGTTCTATGGCAACGAGAAGAAGCACATCATCATGTCCTCTAATAGAGCAACTGCTCTCATGACCTTTAGAGAAATCGCATGGATTATAGAATCAACTCCAGAACTCAAGGCTTTGACTAAAGCAGTGCGATATGCCAACGGTGGCGAGCGAATAGAGCTGCTTAATGGTGCAACCCTCGATTTAGTGTCAGATACCAGAGACTCAGCCCGTGGTCGCACTGCTGACTTCCTTTGGATTGATGAAGTGCGTGAAATATCCGAGGACGGCTATAAGGCTGCTATTCCTACTACTCGCGCACGAGCTAATGCTCAGACATTTTTGACTAGCAATGCTGGAGATGCTTTTAGCACAGTGCTTAATTCCCTTGTCGAGCGTGCCAAGGATTACCCGCCTGAGACCTTTGGCTACTATGAGTATTCTGCCCCACAGTATTGCAAGATAGACATTAGATCAGAAGCCTTTTGGCGTGATGCTGTAGCACCAAGTAATCCAGCACTCGGTTATACAGTTACCAAGGAGTCAATCGAGGAAGCGATTGCGACTGCTCCGATTGAGACTACTCGTACTGAGACTTTATGCCAGTGGATTGATTCCTTGCAGAGTCCTTGGCCTCATGGAGTTCTAGAGGAGACTAGTGATAACACTTTAGAGCTTGCAGTCGGTGCATACACAGTTTTTGCCTTTGATGTAAGTCCGAGTAGAAGAAATGCGTCATTAGTGGCTGGCCAATTACTCAGTGACGGGCGAATCGGTATAGGAATCATGGAAGTCTGGAGTTCTCAGGTCGCAGTAGATGATCTAAAGATTGCAGCCGCTATTAAAGGATGGTGTGACCTTTACAGACCGCGATTAGTCTGCTACGACAAGTACGCGACTCAATCCATAGCCGATAGATTGAAACAAGCTGGTGTTATGACTGAGGATGTCTCAGGCCAGCAGTTTTATCAGGCATGTGGCGATTTATTGACTGGATTGGTGACTCACAAAGTCGTTCATAATGGTCAGGCAGAATTCATTCAACAGATGAATAACTGTGCAGCTAAAGTCAATGATTCGGCTTGGAGAATTATCAAGCGAAAGTCAGCAGGTGATATCTCGGC